GCACGATATGAAGTAGAGACACAGAAAAACCCTTCAGCAGAAGGGTTGGAAAGTAATTCGTGCTCTAACCACATCTGACCTGTTTGAGGTAGTGGCCAAATATTACCACCATAGTTATAGGTTGCTACTGTTTCTGGATCTTCACAAGCAGCAAGGATGCTTAAACGATTTTGTGTATGTACTTCTAAAAAGTTTTTAGACAAAAAAAATGACCTCAATAGGTCAACTGCATCGGAATATTTCTTTGGGTCAATTAAACTTGTCATTATTATTAGTCAAACTGAGATATTTATATAAAAAAAGAGACCCCTTAGGGTCTCTTTTAAGTTATGTGTTAATCTCAAATTACATGAGGTTAGCAACTTGTACACGTCTGTAGTACTTATTAGTATTAGCAGTTAGTGCTCCAGAACCTTGGGTAAGACCTTGTGCAAATGGGTTAGAAACCATTCCGTAACGAGTCTTAAAGCCAATTTTTGGTTGGAAGGTGTTAGGATTAATTGCTCTGACCTGCTGTAGAGGTACATATGGGCAATAGAATAATCCAGCGTCATAAGGTGAAGAACCTTTGTAACCAGCAACATAGAAGTGCTTGTCTGCTACGTTTGCTGAGTAAGGATCAACATAGACCTTAATCTTACCGTTAAGTGTACCAACAAGAGTTGAAGATGTATCATCTACACCAGTCAAGTTGTTGTTACCATTAAGAGCAGGAGCGTAGTCAAGAACGCCAGCCATTCCAAGAGCAGAAGCAACATCAGCAGATACAATCAGGATGTTACCCTTCCCACGACGAGTTTGCTGTCCGATAGCGTTAGAATCTCTTTCGATTTGGAATAGAAGTCCTTTGAATTTCTCAACAGACCATCTACCATTTGAGTCAACGTCTAGGTCGAAGATACCAGCAGTGGCAGTATTGTTTTGAGCACCAGCAACAGCGTTTGTGTAGATAGTTCTAACAACTTCTCTGTTGATTTCAGCAAGGATCTCTGTTGAGAGAATGTTGCTTAACTCTTGCTCGGCATCTAGACCATGAATTGCTTTCAAGTCTTGAGCGAGTTCGATTGAGTACTCTGCCTTTAACGCACGAGATTTCGCTGTAACAGTTACTTTCTCTATGCTGAATCCCATCTCACGGAAAGATGTATTAGCACCAGAGTCATCTAATCCTTCAGCAGTTGCTGTAGCCATTGCTTGAGCATCACCTGTCAACTCATATGTTCCAGCAGGGGAATCATTAAGAAGACCTGGGTTAGCACCTTCAGCATCGTTGATTGCAGAACTACTAGCAGTTGGGTCATACTTAGATAGACCAGCACCAGCACCACCAGAGAAACCTGCGTTAGGCTCATTGAAGAATGCCTCACGGAAGTCACCAGATGTAGGATCTCTAGTATCGTTGTAGTTAGTTCTCATTGCAAAGATAAGTCCTGTTGGACCTGTCATTGGTTGAACGCCAGCAATATCATAAGCGATCAACATTGGCATTGAACGTCTGATTAGACTGATCAATACAGGGTCGAAACCAGCTACTGGACCTGTTGCAGTGGCTCCACCACCGTAACCGCCTGTACCAGCTGTTTGTAATGTTTCGTTTAATACTTGTCCCTCTTCTTTAAGAGCGACTTCTTGGTTTTCAAGAAGTTGTGCGACTACGCCTTTCTTATAAGAATCAGCGATCTCAGGAAGAGCGTCGTGATTCAGAACGGGTGCCCACTTTTCTTGGAGTTGTTTTAGTGACATTTTGTCTCCGTAAAAGTAGTTTTAAAAATTATTTGGACCAACGAGCAATTTGATCCACGTACTTAGACATGGTACTGCTTGTTGTTTCTTCTACCAAAGGTGCAGTTGCTTCTTCGGTGGGTTCAGTTGTTGTTTCAGCAACTTCGGCCTTCCTAGTGAAGTATGATTCCTTGATAGTCTCGACTTTCTTGCGATAGTCTTCTTCAGTTTCAAACTCAACACCCTCTGCCAATGACGCAAGCTTCTCCTTTTGGGTTTCAGCAAGACCAGTAGCACATTCGTTCACAATTTCCATTTTAACAAACTCGCCAATTCTCTTATTCAATGAGACATTAGCGTCGATTTGTTCGTTGAGCTTTGTTTCCATTTCGTCTAGCTCACCTGCCATACCATCTAGCAGGTTATACTTTTCTTCAGGAACACTAAAGTTGTGCTCCACGAAAAGATCTTTTAAGCCGTTAAAGAATGACTCTGCCATCTCAGTCTTAATACCGTGCTCAACAGCGAGTGCGTTTTCTTCTAACCACTGTTGTGCAGCATAAGATAGGTAGTCATCTACTTTCTCAGCTAATTCTGTTTTGACTTTCTCTACCTCTTCGGTTAGAGTCTGTTCAAATGCTTCTTGCAACGCTTTGACTTCAGTATTAACTTTTTCAGTTACCACTGCTTCAAAAATTGTTCTTGCTTTGTCTCTGAACTCTTCTGATAGTTCTTCACCAGCGACAAGAGCGTCAACATCTTGAGTAAAGTCGTACTTGGCTTCAGGCTCTTCTTGTATTGTTTCGCCATCTTTCTCCTCTACGTCATCGAAGATTTTATTGGATAATCCTGCAGAAACATTTGCAGTACTTGCATCAGAGGGTTTAGTCTTAATAGACTTATCTCCTTCAACTCCCACAGGAGCTGCTGCCTTAGCACCTAGATTTTCTGTTCCTTCTGGATTTGACTTACTGTCAGATCCACCAATATCGGTGTGTTTTGCACCAGAGGTGTCAATTTTTTCTCCTGGTTTTGCGCCCTTTTTGATAGCGGCAACACCAGTAGCTGCATCTTCAGTCACTTGATCCATTTCATTTACTTCCATTTCAGGGGTATCAGCCATTTGTTTTAACTCCGTTAAGCATTAGCGTTGTCTAAGTTTATTTATAAATTATATACTCTGTAAAAATTTCTCGAATGCGGAAACCTTCCGTTCTTGAATATTTATTAGTGTAGCAGTATCAATTTCTTGCTTTATTTGAGCAACAGCAGACTCTTTAAGTATGCCATTATCCCAAACCCATTCTTTTCCTTCCATAATTCCATCAACAAAAGCATCTGGTGCTGATGGATCTGCTACTATATCAGCAGCAGTGGCAAGCATAAAGTCATCTTGTACTATATTACAGTTCGATTCCTTTCGGAGTGAACCCATACCACGAGATGAAACTCCAAGTTTTACACCCTCATCAAGAAGTGATTTTGCAATTCTTCCATTAGGGGTATCGAGAATTTTAGCACGTCCTATAAAATTATTTCCGTTTTCTTTCAACGATTCAATTTTATGAGAGACCTTATCTAAATTAATACTAGGACCGTCGGGGTGACCTAGTTCACCTAGAGCACGTCCTTTCTGAATATGATTTTCATCATATTTAGCAACTTCTCTTTGAAGAGTCTTGAATGGATACTTACGTCCATTACGGTTTTCAATTTCTGCTTGGAGGAAAATACCTTCAATAAAATGTGACCTCTTACCATCCTTTTCTTCTGATAAGAATTTTACGTCAGTTATTTCTTCAGCTATTAGTCTCATTTTCTGGCTCCTCTACAGATTGTTCTTCGGTGGGTGGTTCTTCAGCACTTGCTTCAGGTTGTTGAACTTCATCAGCAGGTGGCTCATGAGGCATTCTGCCAACTTGAGGTTCTACCTTAGGTTCACCTTCATCTCCATCAGATACAACTTTATCTTCAAGATCATCAGCAACACTTTGTGCAGTGTCATCTAACTCAAACCCCATTTGAGCTGCAAACTGTTTCTTTTGAGCTTGGATAGCATCATAAGTAGCAGCACTAAAAGCATCATTAGCAGCGTCGATTGCTTTTGCTTTCTCGTCGCTAAAGATGTGATCTACAATTTTACTTGCAATTTCGCTAGGCATAATGTACTCCCTTCATTTATATTTAGTAATTTAGAATTCGCCTCTTCGTTGATCTGCGGGATCAACTACGGACTTTGGGTCGGTTGCAGCTCCTTCAGCAGGTAGTCCTCCCTCGGCAGCCATCGGATCTTCCTCACCGATCCCCATTTCCATGGCTTGCATTGCCATAGGATCCATGATAACTCCATCTTCAATTTCTTGCTTAATCTGTTTATCGATTTCTCTAATCTCAACGTCAGTGTGCTTAAGAACTTGACGACGAATATAATCAGCAGAGAAATACTTACCGACATAAGGATCCATCTGAGCAATCTCATTCATCCTTTCATTACGGATTTCTATCTCTTTAAGTTCTGTAAAATAGTTATCAGCAATAAAGTCAAACTGTATATGTTCTTTATATTCTTCCCATTCTTCAATAGAAATAATACCTTTAAGAACTAATTGTGTTTTAAGAAGATCTACAAATAATTCAGAGAATCTCTTACGCAATCTTGCGACAAATT